GCGTTGGTCGCGACCGAGAAGTCGCTCGGCAACGGTGCGGACGACGGTGGCACTGATCGTCACCGGCGTGCGCTCGTCACTTCGACGTCGCATTCTCGCACCCATGACGGCAGTGTCGATGGTGGCATCGGTGCGCCGCTCATCGTCAAGTCGTCGAAGAAGGACTGGGAGCCGCTCGATTATCTCGTGCATGCCGGCGTCTGCCATGGCATGGCGAAGATCAGGGGCACCCTGCCTGACGTCGAGCGCGTGCGCATCTACGGTGACGACGAGGCCCACAAGGTCGTGCTCGACTGGACCATGCGAGCGGCGTCGGCTCCGGCCATGACCACAGTGACAGGGTGGGCGGCTGAGCTGGTGCAGCAGGTCTACGCCGACATGATGGCCTTGCTGCTCCCGCAGAGTGTATTCCCGCGGCTCAGTGCCAAGGGACTTTCTCTGTCGTTTGGCCGTGCTGGCAAGATACTCCTCCCCACCCGCTCGAAGACGCCGACAATCGCCGGCAGCTTCGTCGGAGAAGGTATGGCGATTCCTGTCAGGCAAGGTGCGTTTACTAGCCAAACCTTTGTCCCTAAGAAGATGGCCGTTATCACGACGTGGACCCGTGAGATGGGGGACCACTCCATTCCGGCTATCGAAGGGGTATTGAGGCAGGCTATCCAGGAGGATACTGCTATCTCTCTTGATAGTGTTCTCCTCGACGCCAACGCTGCGACGACCATTCGGCCGGCGGGCATCCTCAACGGCGTGACGGCGCTGACAGCGACTGCCAGCGGCGGCGTTGGCGCAGTCGTCGGCGACATCAAGCAGCTCACTGCGGCCCTGGTGACGGCCACTTATGGCAACATCAGGTCGCCGGTCTGGTTGATGAATCCCTCCGACATGCTGTCGCTGTCGTTGGTGTTCGCTCCCAACACGGGCACCTTCCCGTGGAAGGACGAGATCGGGCGGGGGACTTTCAACAACATCCCCGTCATCGACTCTGCAACGGTTCCTGCAAAGACCGTGATACTTACTGACGCTGCGGACTTTGTGGTAATGCAAGGCGACAATATGCGCTTTGAGCTAAGTGACCAAGCGACGCTGCACATGGAGGATACCTCACCGGCTGACCTGGTAGGTACTGGGTCGCCTGGCACGGTAGCTTCTCCGCAAAGGTCGCTATTCCAGACTGATAGCTTGGCGCTCCGCATGGTATTCCCCGTGAACTGGAGCTTCAGGCGAGCTGGAATGGTCGCGTGGACGCAAAATGTAACATGGTAACTGGAATCAGTAAGGGCTAACGAGCCCTTGCGAAATCTCCATACTTCCTGGCAGCGGCCATGTAAGCCGCATGCGCCGCTGCCGGGGTGTCGTGTAACACAACCAACCAGGAGGCCCACATGGCCGAGCAGGAACTGAGTGAAGACGCAAAGAGGCGGCTCGAAGCAGGCCGCGAGGCAAGAGAGAAGTCGCTGGAGGAGTTCGTCGCCCGCACCAAGGGCAAGCCTACTCCGACCCAGGATGAGAATGACGAGGCAGCTCTCGGCAAGCACTTCATGGAGCACGAGGCTGACGGCGGCGATCCCGATCCGCACGGCCAGGCCGAGCCGGTTGCACGTCAGATGGAGGGCGGTCGCGGCGGCGGCTATCAGACGCGGCAGGCACGTCCGGTGACGCCGGCTGCGCATCGTGTGACGTCGGAGCGTTCTTCGAGCTGAAGTCCCAAGAGGCCTGGGATGGTGGGTCGGCAGTGACAACCTCCCTCAGTTGCAGCTGACCCACCTCTTTCCTCCAACAAGGCAGCGATGATGGGTGCGCGCGCGCTAATCGCACGTGGGCTGCGGACGATCACGCGCGCGGTCGAGGGCGAATTTCGTCCTGGTCCTTATACTCTGCCGATCACCGGAGGCATGCTGCCAGACGGCACGCCGCTGAACTTCTGGCAGATGGGGATGGACCCGCTGCCGTACGGCTCGCGCTCGGCGATGGTCGAGGCCTGCGTGTCGGCATACAGCCAGACGATCGCGATGTGCCCTGGCGACCACTGGCGAGAGAATGACAAGGGTGGCCGCGATCGAGTGAGCACCAGCGCGCTCTCGCGCATCCTGCGCACGCCGAACTCCTACCAATCGATCTCGGATTTTCTGCTCAATGCAGTGCGGCAGCTCTACCTCGACGGCAACGCCTATGCGCTGGCGCTGCGCAACGATCGCTTCGAGGTCGATGAGCTGCACTTGATGGATGGTCGGTTGTGTCGGCCGATCGTGGCGCAGACCGGAGACGTGTTCTACCGCCTCGCCGGCAATGCCGTCATCGAGCGGTACATGTTCGAGAATTATCCGTTGATCGTGCCGCAGCGTGACGTGCTGCACATCCGCCTGCACGCCGATCGACGCTACCCCTTCCCCCTGTGGGGGCAGACGCCGTTGCTGGCTGCGATGGCCGACATGCAGACGACCGATGCCATCGCCTTGCAGCAAATCCAGTTCTACATGAACCAGGCGCGGCCGTCGGCGACGCTGCAAACCGACATGGACCTCGACAAGGATCAAGTGCAAGCTTTGCGCGATCGTTGGGATGAGCAGTCGAAAGGTATCAATCAGGGCAAGACACCTATTCTCACCCATGGTCTAAAGGTTACGCCCTGGACGGTCGGTGGCCGCGACGCGCAGGTCGCCGAGATGCTCAAGCTGTCGAAGGAAAACATCGCGCTGGTGTTTCGCATTCCGCTAGCGGTGCTTGGGCTCGGCGGCGCCACGTTCGGATCGACCGAAGCGCTCATGCAGTTCTGGATCGCGACGGGGTTAGGCTTCGCGCTCAATCACGTCGAGCAGGCTTTCGATCGACTGTTTGTTCTCAAGGGCCAGCCCGACGAGTACACCGAGCTGTCAACCGAGCCGCTGCTGCGCTCGGCGATGAAGGATCGCATCGAGGCGCTCAAGGAAGGTGTCCTGGGCGGAATCTTTTCACCCAACGATGCTCGCAAGAAAGAAGGTCTCGACGAAGTAAAATTCGGGGACGAGCCCAGGCTTCAGCAGCAAGTCGTGCCCCTTTCTGCAGCTCAGTACATCCAACCTGGTGCGCCAGCTGCTGGCGGCACTGGTCCTCATCCTCCTCCCTCCCCCGCAGCTGGTGGTCAGCCGGCGGCATCTCCGATTGCCGCGAAACCCTTGCCTCCGAAACTGCCAGAAGAGAAATCCTACGATGTCGATGTTAGAGCCGAGGTCCAGCGAATTCACGAGTCCATTGCCCGCGTCAACCGACGTTTTTCTTGACGCTTGGCGAGAGGTGCTCGCGGAGATGGTCGCGAGTGAGCTGCGAAAGTGGGAGGCGCAGCGCGTCGAGGAGCGTACGCACTGGGCGAAGGATCGTGACCTGATCACGGCGCAGGCGGCGCAGGTCGTCGCCGAGACGAAGGCGGCGGCAGCTCAGACGATTGCCGAGACGAAGGCACGCATCGTCGAGCTGGAGGGCAAGGTTGAGAGTTTGCTGCGTCAGAGAGCTGTCGATATCGAGAAGGCAGTTGACGCTCTGGTGCAGCAGAAGCTGGCGGCGGTGCGCGATGGTGCGCCTGGCGCCAAAGGAGACCGCGGAGAACGCGGTGAACGCGGCCCACAGGGACCGATCGGAATCGGTCTGCAGGGCCCCAAAGGAGAGCCAGGACATGGCATCGAAGGCAAAGAAGGCGCGCAAGGGCGGCAGGGCGAGCGCGGCGAGAAAGGCGAGCGCGGTGAAGCGGGGGCGCCTGGCGAAGCGGGGGCGCCGGGGCTCGCCGGCAAAGACGGCAGCAACGGACTGACAATCATCGGCCCTGAGGGTCGCGCTGGCCGAGCTGGCGAGCGCGGCTCACAGGGGCGGCCAGGCGAGAACGGGCGCGACGGCCGAGACGGCGAGCGCGGTCAGCCTGGGCCGATCGGTGCTCGTGGCGTGCAGGGCGAGCGCGGCGAGCGCGGGTTGCCAGGTCCACGCGGAGAGCAGGGACTGCGAGGTCTTGATGGTAAGCCTGGCCTGACTGGCGAGCGCGGTATGACTGGCGAGCGCGGTCTCAAGGGCGACACGGG